ACCAGAACCAGAACCAGAACCAGAACCAGAACCAGAACCAGAACCAGAACCAGAACCAGAACCAGAACCAGAACCAGAACCAGAATGATAGGGTTCTTGAAGCTATCAATAAATTGACAGCCACTATTCAGGCTTCAAATATTCAGAACACCGGAAATGGTGGGGTAAATTCACCAAGAACAGAAAAAGACATTATCAATGATATGATGAAATTAATGAATTAGAAAGGAAGTGTATTAAATTGGCTGTAAATAGTTTAACTCCGCAGGATGCCTACACTCTTATCAGTTCCATTGCTAAACAGGCTACAGGTCGTTCTGACCTTGTAGCGACTGACACAAGTTCTTTTGTTTCCGTTGGGGAGACACTGTTACATACAGGAGTAGAAAACACACTGAAAACTATGTCCACAGTATTTGCGGAAACGTATTTTGCAAACGAGTCTTATACTGGTAAATTAAGGACAGTCGAACAGACAAATGTTCGTTGGGGTGCTATCGTCAGAGAGATTACTTCCCTGTCAATGGACGCAGAACAGTCTGATGATTGGAACACAGAGCAGAATCCAAACACTTTGGATGATGGCAAGTCTATTGACATGTATAAGATTCACAAGCCGAAAGTGCTTGAGCTCAAGTTCTACGGAACAAAGTTGTTACAGAGATCAATCACAAGATTCCGTGACCAGCTGGCACTTGCTTTTTCTAGTGAGGATGAATTTCTCAGATTTTACGAAGCTGTTATGATTGAGTTTCGTAATGATATTGAGATGGATCGTGAAAGTGAACGTCGTGCAACCATGCTAAACTATATGGCAGGTTTATCGTCTCTTGGAATGGAAGTTGATCTTGCACATGAGTTTAACACAGAGAATGGAACACAGTACACAAGAAAGCAGTTACTTTCTGAGCACCGTGATAAGTTTATGCCGTTCGTTGTTGCCCGAATCAAACTTGATTCTGAAAAGATGACAGAGAGATCAAATAAGTACAGATTTACTATTACAGGCTTTGAAGACCTTTTGAGATTCACACGGAAAGAAAATCAGCGACTTATGATGCTGTCAAGTTTCTGGATCGACTCTGAAACACAGACGTTACCGTATGTGTTTGATGATAAAAATTTACAGATCGAGAGTAAAGAGCTTGTAAACTGGTGGCAGTCAGCTGATAATGAATCAGCTATCCAGATTACTCCGTCCATCATTGGAGCAGATGGACATGCAAAACAGGCAGAAACAGAGGTCAACTTACCTTATGTTCTGGGAGTACTGTATGACCGTCGTGCTATGGGTGTCAACTGGCAGTTTGATTACAGTTCGACAACCCCATTTAATAGCCGAGGTGGCTACTATAACATGTTTGTACATTCCAGAAAAAACTACTGGAACAACTTCACGCATAACGGAATCCTGTATGTGATCGGGGAGGGGGCATAATATGTTAGTGGCGTCTTTACAAGTTCCTAGTGGGGGAGGTATCATTGCAAAATTACCTTTTAGAAAAGTCGGAGTAAGAAGAATAGTTATTAGTGCTCCTAATGACAGTGTGAATCTTACTTATGATGGGATCAATTTAGTCAAATTCAGCAGATACAATGGGTTTGTTGATTTAAAATTCGAAAGTTATTATGGGTTTCCGGACGCCACCAAATTTGCTTTTGTAAACTACGATACTAATAATGCAAATATTGTTGTTCTTGCTGACTGCGTCCCAGAATCACCTATAAACAATGATTATTTTGAGGTACAAACATTATGACAGAAACAATCTTGACAGTTTTAGGAAACTATGCATTTCCTATCGTTTGCTGTATTGGTATGGCATACTTTGTGAAGTACATGTATGACCAGACCAATGCACGAGTTGACAAACTCAATGAGGAACACAAAAACGAAGTTGACAACTTATCAGAAGTGATTAAAAATAACACAGTTGCCATTGAAAAAATGAACACGTTAATCGAACAGTTAGGAAAATGAGGCGAAATAGACATGACAGCGAATGAACTTGTAGTATATGCAAATAATTTAATTGGTACTCCTTATGTGTGGGGTGGTTCAACACCCGCACATGGACTTGACTGCTCGGGATTGCTTTACTGGATCCAGAGAACAGCTGGCTCAAATGTCGGAAGACTTACTGCTTCCGGTTATTCCAAGATTGGAACAAGGATTCCGATTGGAGAACAAAAAGTAGGTGATTTTCTGTTTTTCGGAACTCCAGTTACTCACTGTGCAATTTTTATTGGCAATGGCTATATGATCGAGAGTAGAGGCGGTAGAAAAAACACTGCTGACAATCCCGGTATTGGAGTTGTCAAAAGTCTTGTAAGTCGGAGAAGTGATTTATCCTGCATCCGCAGAGTATGGGATGAAAAAAGCCCATCTTATGAAATAGGTAGAACCTATACTACTATGGTGGATCACTTACATGTACGATACAGTGTGTGGGGTCAGATCAAAGAGTATTCACAGCTGACAAGGGATGGCATGAAACATGCTTATTCTGACGGTTGCTTGAAAAAAGGAACCACAGTCACGGTAAAGGAAATCAAAAATGATGAATCCGGAGCAACATGGGTTAGGATCCCATCTGGTTGGATCTGTGCCATTACTTCAAAAGGAGATCTATACCTATCATGACAGAAATAGTTTTGTATCATTTTTCAAAAAGAAAAAATTCTACAAAACGTCCTACAGGGCAGGGGACAGAAGTTCCCTGCCTTTTAAAATCTGCAACTACATTTCAAAATCCTACATTTATTTTACAAAGACCAATGAACGACATGCTACAATTTAACTATGCAAAGTGGGCAGATCATTATTATTTTGTTGATTCAACTACTTCAATCAATGCGGGACAAACTGAAATTACTTGCACTGAGGACGTCTTGGCAACTTATAAAAATGAAATCAGTAATTATACCTGTTTCATTGAACGCTCAAACCATCAGGATCCTTTGCTTGATGATCCGCTTTATTTACCCACTGAGGAGTGGCAGAAGCAGGATACTATAGTGGCACAGCCAGTTAACGTATTTGTTAATGGTTATGCAGGCAACTACATTATGCGAATCGTAGGAGTGGCAGGAGTTGAAACCTATTATATTACGGAGAAACAGTTAGGTTTGCTTGTTAGTTTCATGTATACAGCTGATAACTTCCAAGAGTTGATTGATAACGCAACAACAAAGTTTCTTTTCGATCCTGCAAAATACATTATTGATTTAAAATGGCTACCGTTTCGGTCAAGCAATTTTATCTCAATAATGAATGAAGTGAATCTGGGGTACTGGGATTCCGGAGTCCAGGCTTTATTAATTGGTGGAGCTTCAAATAGTCCGGTGGTTCATTTTTCCTACAATCTTGAACTGAGTAATCCACTTTATTCTAATACAGATTTCCGATTTTATAACGGTAATTTCAGTCGCTATTTTGTACAGCTTCCTTGTATTGGAGTAATCCCGGTCGACATTACAAAGACCAATAATGGTCAGTTAGTAGCAGACTACTACTTTGATGCTTATTCCGGAATATCTGATGTTTGGTTGAAATCTGGAAGTTCTGCAATTGGACATTATCAATGTCAGATGACGGTTCCTGTAAACATAGCAGGTGCAAATGTAAACATTGGTAATGCATTGATCGGTGGTTTATCCACCGTCTCATCTGCTATGACAGGAAATGCACTTGGAGTATCTTCCGGAGTGCTTAATACTGTACATTCCATTTTATCTCCGGAAGTCACAAGTATTGGTGCAGTTGGATCAGTGGGGGGAATTCTTAATAATCTTGACGCGTCCGTAATCTGCTATACAAGAATGAGCACGGAGCCGAACGGTGCAAGTGAGGGATATGCAGATGGAAACACTCGCAAGATTTCAACCTGTTCCGGCTATCTCAGATGCAGAAATGCATCCATAGAAATCAGTGGATTTACCGGAGATCAAGAAGCAGTGAATAACTACTTGAATAGTGGTTTTTATTATGAATAATGTTTCACGTGAAACATAGAAAGAGGTGAAAATATGTGGATTCCCATTGGATTCGATAAAATCAATATCATTTCAAATTACTTCCAACCGTCAGGAATCAAGGCAGACAGCCTATATACTGACACGTTTGACCGTATGCTTTATGAGAGAGTTAGTTCTATTTTCGATATAAAATACAATGCAAAATTTGACATTGACTATTTTAAGTTTTGCCTGCTTGGTGGGGGATTTATTGCGATCACATATACTGATGCATATGGACTGATCGCTCAGTATCCTGCAATCAGTGGCTATGATATGTATTGCAAACCAACGCTTGCAAGCATTAACACATATGCTACCAATGCAAACATAAGCTTACAGGATTTAAAGATTGGTACAGATTGTAGCGTGATATATTTACGTCCGTCAAGAAGTGGCATATTTGACATTATCGGTTATTATAGTTATAAGCTGGCTCTGGTAGCTTCTGCTTTTGACATGAACGTATTCAACAGCAAGTTAGCTTTTATGATAGCTGCCAAAAACAAAGCTGCCGCAAAAACACTGGAAAAAATCTATGACAAAGTGCAAGCAGGTAATCCGGCAGTTGCATATGACGCTTCAATCAAAGAGAATGAGAACGCAAACATGAGAGGAAAAAGTTCAGAACCTTTTGAGTTTTTCAATAAAGATTTGAAAAACAACTTTATTTCAAAAGAGTTAATTGAGGTATTCGAAAAACTTCTTGACCAGTTCGATACAGAGGTTGGGATTCCGTCTGTCGGTTCTGATAAAAAAGAGCGTTTAAATGTCATGGAAACTGAAAAAAACGACATAGAATCTGTGACACGACTTACTACATGGCTAGAAACAATGCAGACAGGGATTGACATGACAAACAGTCTTTATCCTACTTTAAATCTGAATATAAAGATCAGAGACTATAAAAAGGCAGGTGTAACAAATGGGGGAGTATAGAATTACAATAGCCGGACTTTATGAATATGATCAGACCTTATTTGATAACATGACTTTTCCGGCAGAAGCTGACAAACAGAACTTTATTGACAGTTTACTTTTAAGCTATGGGGATTGCGAACCACTCTATCCGGATGGTGATTTTATGAAACACTCAGCTATTCCGGCATGGTCAAAAAAATGGCAGAATTCCATTGAACGGATTTTTCTTGCCTTAAAGAAAGATTATAACCCAATTGAGAACTATGACAGACAGGAGACCTGGACGGATTCTCCAGACATTGAGAGAAACACTGTAACAGGTGGTAAAGACAAAAACACCTTACAGGCAGGCAGAGGATCCGTTACGTCAAACACAGGAGCTGACACAATGGAAGAAAAAGTAAGTGCTTTTGATTCTAACACTTATCAGCCGTCAAAGGAAGATACGACCACTTATGGAAATAGTACAAAAATGGAAACTTCCGGGCAGGATGTAAACAACATTGAATATGGGCGAACTGAAAAAAACACGGAAAAAGGGACTACAACTCACACTGGACAGATTCACGGAAACATAGGCGTGACTACGTCACAACAAATGTTAGAATCGGAACTCCAACTGAGAAAGCAATCATTTATAGATTACTGCACAGGATTATTTGCAAGTGACTTACTGATTCTTGTTTATTAAGAAAGGAGAGAAAAATGATTAATACGTACCCTCACAGCTCCATGCAGGACATGAACTTAGATTACCTCTTAAAAGTGGCAAAGCAGGCAGGAGAGGATCACAAAGAATGGTCAGACATAAAAGGGACTGCACAAAAACAGATTGATGAAGCAATTAAAGATTCACTAGATTCCGGAGAGATTGGAAAAGTAGTTGATGATGCAACGAAAAAAATCTTGACGGATGAAATTGAACCATTAAAAAGCACAGTAACCGAACAGGGTAAACTTATTTTTAATCTTGAAAAAAGATATGGTTTATTTGATTTAAGCGGTAAAACTATCATTATCGGAGACAGCTATACAGTAGGCTATACTCCGGACGGAAAAAACCTCACTCCTTGGACAGAACACTTTTTGGATTACTGCTCTATAGATAACGTGACTATTAAAAGCAATGGCGGTGCTTCTTTTTCAACGTCTAACAACTCATTTCTCATGCTTCTGAATCAGATTGAGGCTGATCCATCTGTAAAGCAGATCTTAGTAGTTGGTGGCTATAATGAGTTCGGTTCTTATTCAGAAATTGAAAATGCGATCAACGCTTTCTATGGAGTAGCACAAACACGTTTTCCGAACGCTAAAATTTTTGTAGCAATGGTTGCATGGTCAGCGGACAGTACACAATGGAACAGGTTTAAAATTGCAAAGAGTGTGTATAACACACAGCGGAAAAATTGGATCTATCTTAATGGAAGTGAATATATTTTACACGCTGACGGATTCATGGGTTCGGACGGATTTCATCCAAACACGACCGGACAGGAACGACTTGCTACCTACCTTGCAGAAGCAGTAAAAACCGGATCTTGTCATCCATCCTTTTATGAAGTAATAGCTAACTTTGAAGCAGGAGATTTTATAGCAACTCCGGGCTCTAGTTGGACGTTCGTTACAAACTACAGCGAAAATTCTAGTAGTATCATCTGGAGTGATTATGTTTGTTTTCCAAACAGCGGGGAACTTGTTTGTAATGGTACAGAATACTATCTCGGACGTATCTATTCTACCAGTTTTATTGGAGATGGAAACGGGTATACTTGCTATCCTACGACTGTGATCGTAAAATCTGGATCCGATTTTTATCACATTCCGGCACAGTTGAATTTCCGAGCTAGGCAGATTTATCTTGCTTTGTATGACATTAGTGATGATAAACATAACTACAGAACTTTGACAACCGTAACACAGGTACAAATTCACAGAGGATCCATTACAATGTAATGTTTCACGTGAAACAAAAAATAAAGGGATGCAAATTTGCATCCCTTTATTTTTTAACTATATAAAACATCTTTTGTTTCAAACGGCAACGGCAACCCTGTTTCCTTATCATACGGAATGGTGTGATCCAATTCATACTCCGTATCGGATAACCGGATTGCACAGCCATACTCTATTCTGCAACCGTCAACAGTTATCGTGTTAATTCCTTTGTTATAGAGGTATTCCGTTTTAAGTTTCCAACTTGGGTCTTTTTTCCAGTTGTTCGCACGACGATAGTTTCTGCGATAAGTGAGACTATTTCTATAAATGAATCCCTTTTCAAAATTATTTATGTTGTCATCAAGACAGTATACGCCGTCTTTTGGAACTCCTGCAACGGTCTGTTTTAGTTTTCCTTTTTCACGGTAACAGTAACGCTTGCTACCCATAGTTTTAAATTCACTATAAATACCGTCAAACTCAGCAATTCCTAGCGTGTGTGATTCTCCATTAAAGAGTACCGTTCCCATTCCTCGTCGCTCTGATTTTTTCATGATTTTTTCGTTATACTCAGCAAGTTTTTTCCTATTCCATTCCGTACCCTTAACGGAATCAGTGTCAGAATATAACCACCTTTTGCAACACTTCCCAAGCTCAAATAACTCTGCCTGAGCATAAGCAGTGACCCATACCCCCCATTGATAAGGTAGAAAAGAATTTCTACTTTTGTAATACTTTTGTAACTTTTCCTCAGATTCAATCAAAACATCATTCCATAGTCCGGTTTCGTAATCTTCTTCAAACATGGATTGAATCATCTTTTGTACCATCATGCCATAGATCCCGTTAAGTTCTCCTTTTGAAATCATATAAAGCACCGGGTCTGCATGTTTCAACGTGTTCTTATGTTCGAAAAGTTCTATCACATAATTAATAATCCAATCAGGCAAGTAGTCTTTCTTTGCACGTATGACGTTTGCAACGTCAGCCCATTCAAAGTCATAGGCTTCAAAAATGACCTGTAAATCCGGATCAGTAAACGGATAGATTACAAGATCTGCATTAACGATTTTACCATTATCAAGATTCAATTCCATAGCTTTCTTTTTACTTATCTTATCTTGATCTGGAAAAATGCAAACTTTTGCTTTGTTAAAAGCAAGCGGTGGCATAGGATAGTCTTTTTTCAAGCGTAGCTTTTTCAATCGTATATAGCCTGCAAAGGCATAATTTTCTTTTAGTTCCATGATTTCCTGCAACGATAACTTTGTAGAAACAAAGTTTGTCATAGGAAACTTTTCATATACGATTCTGGCGGGATAAGAACTTATAAAATCGTAGCACTCCACCGGTTCAGTAATTAACTGATTGACATAGTACCGGTTCGCATGATTATAGCCACCGTGATAGGCGGCTGTGAGTAACTCGTACTGAACTAAACTAAGTCGCATTGACATAAATTTCTTATGCCATTTCTTATCCTTGCGTGATCTTGATCTTGCTTGGTTACGGATAAAGCCTGTATTTGTCAATGGGGCAGTAGCAACAGTTACGTTTCTTTGAGATAAATAGAGCCGTAAAGCTTTACACAGGCAAATAGTATCAACACAGACATAAGCTAATTCCTTTACAGTACGCCCAGATTCAGGGGTTCTTTTCTTTTTATAATCCCATGTACCAGTAGCTTTTTCAAGCGTCCCCATGTCCTTACAGAGACGTTCAAGAGTACGTTGCGTAAGTATAGCACTATCACGGATTTCAACACCAAAAGACTTCCATTGCATAAATACATACCTGTGAGTTTTAACAGCTAATTTGCGATCCGGAACACCAAACTTATCTAATAGATGATTACGCAAAAACATATAGTCATATGATAGGTTATGTATATAAAATCGCACTGTATGTTCTTTATCAGCATGAAGTGTCTCACAGATCCGGTCAATCGTATTGATAAGATCGCGTACATGATTACCATACAAACAGCTATCATTTTCTATCGTTATAGTCCAATCAGTGATCCATCCAATGTCTTCATTCTCAGACACGTAAGTTTCAGTGTCTATAGTTATGATTTTTTCATAAAAAGACTGATAATGTCCTGCATTACTTTTCCGTATGAAATTACCGTCAAAAAGACGCATGTAATCATAGTCTTTATATAATATTACTGGATATCCTGCTATAACCATTTTTTTTTTTTTTTTTACCTCTTGTATTTATATTTCAGTGCTTCTGCTTCTCCGGAAAAACCGAGCTCTTTTGCTATCTCATCCGCTCTATCTATGTCCGTGCGGTCTCTGAACTCTTCTAATTTGCTAATTATTTCATGCATTGTATTACCGTCTCGCAAAGCTTTTCCAACGAACTCTACAGCCTGTTCAGAAGAGTATAAAAGACTTATAAGTTCAAAAGTATATGACTGGAAAAAAGCACTCATTTCACTTGTGTCTTTGAATTCTAAACCATATTCAGACAACTTCTCACGTCTCTTTTTTATGATGGATTTCCACCCCGGAACCGTAGAACTTTTTTCTCTAAGCACATCTTGCATCATCTTCACTTGCTTTCGCATTAAAGATAACTGCATATATAGGACGTTGCGGTCGCTGTAATCCAACTTTATTTTTTCTCTGATTCTTTTATTATACCCGAACTTTTTAAGAATTACATTGTAATCAGCGTATGCACCACCGGATTCAGAAGTGAATCCTGCTCTCTCTAAACGAAGCATACGCTGATTTAGACGTTTAGCCAGACTTGTATAAAGTCTGGCTAATTCTTTTTCATTGAGTTTATATGGGTTTATTTCCTGCCCCTTGGTTGTGATTCTTTCTGTACCCTTTAAAGCCATTACTACTCCTTTCTGAACCTTGGTGCAATCCAATCATCAGACTGTTCAAAAGTACCATCCGGATAAACTTTTATACCTTTTACCCATCTAAGAAACATGGTTGGGCGTTTATAGCCGGACACTTTGAACTCACCCCAAAGTCCGTTGTAATCCATAAACTCTGTGACTGCATCCGCTCTCTTCTTTGCGTAATAATTATAAATTTCGTTAAGTTGTGTTTTACTTCTTTTCATTGTACATTCTCACCTTTCAAGAGATTATTGAGTAGATTTATTACTCCCTTGTTTGTAGCCTCTTTATAGAATGAAATCTCTTTAAATGGCTTATAATAAATAACAGACCATTCCTTATAGCCTGTTAGGGATATTTCAACGTAATCTAAGAAACAGAGATAGTGTACACATAAATAATCACAATTTTCATATAATAATTCACATGTAAACCCTGTTTTTTCAAGATCACGAGTTAATTGTTTAAGGTTCATTGTACGTTTATTATAGTATTGGTTCTGCTTCATCTTTCTATCTCCTTAATGACTGTATTAATTGTTACAACCTCATAGTACCAGTTTTACATATAAAAGTCAACGGTTTTA